CCATTCTGCAAATCTTTGACCTTGTTTAAAATCTTTTCTAATTGCAGTTTGTACTCTTTCTATATTGTGTTCTCTTGCAACTCTAGCAAAATCTTTTTTTATTGCACGAGCTACAGCTAAAGGATTTTTCCAAATCTCACTTGTTGCAATCACCCAACCCTCGGCTACTCGACCCCAAACCATTTTCATTCCGGCAGCAAAGATAGGTTGATAATTAATAATACCTGTAAAGGCTAAGTTGTTTTGTTCTAAATTTTTAGCATCACCCTCTACATTAATAAAGTGTCTATCTGCTTCTAAAATCTTATGGTTCATTTGACAGGATAGTATAAACTGTCCATGTTCTTTTGTATAAGGCACTATATGTAATTTTTTATCCATCATTTGTTACTAACCTCGGGTATAGTGATAAGATTGTCAAAGGTAAAGGTTGTGTTTGTCTGACAATCATAAATCCATCTGTATCATAATTTCCTCTAAACTCTACTTCTTTATCTCCTGTGAATGGTGGAATACCTTGGTCCATAGGATCGCTTGATGTTCTAAAAGGAACTCTCTCCATATTACTTAGGTCGGGTCCTATCTCAACACCAACACTTTCATATAATCTTGCAGTAACTTCATATATTCTTTTTGTTTTAGCTTGTGATGTACCATTCTGCGCACCAGCATCTATTCTCATTGTTTTTAATAATGATGTATATCCTAATCCTATTTTAACATTAGTAGCAGATCGATCTAATGTTATTGAACCCGAACTAACAGTTTTATCTGGATGCGTTGCGCCATCTGCTAATATAGAAACTGTTTGTCCTTCAAGATGTGATAATCCAGAAAGTGTTGTTACTGCAGATCCACTGTAAGATAATTGTGAATCTAAAAAATTAAATGATGTATTATCTGTTTCATCAAAATCAAATGTATTTAAAAATTCTACATATCGTTTAGTTGCGCCATTGATTGTTCTTTTAATAATCATGTATAATTCATACTCGCTATCTTCAGTTGGTATTACTGCAACAGATTCACAAACTGCATTACCACTACCAAAAGAACCACCGAAGATATGTCTATGCCAAGCAACAACTTCTTGTTCTCTTTGATAAGTTAATGCGACTAACTCACCATCATTTCTTACACACCAAATAATTGCTAATGGTTCTTCTTGATATGCCATTTCTGTTATACCACCTTCAGTAACGTGTTCAGCAAGGATAGTTAGATCCGGAGCTGTATAACCATCTACATCAAAGTTGTAAGCAAGTTCTCTTAGTTTTCTTTTAGCTCTTTGTACAAACAAAGTAGCATTAGCAACTGCAACAGCATCTATGTTTGCGGCACCATGGTTAGATTGTTTTTTAATCATAATATTTGTAGGTGTAACAGAATCATTATCTCCACCACCACTAACTGTAAATTCACCACCTGCAGTACCAATAATTAAAGTTCTACTAGCTGCCATAAATCGAATAGCATTAACTTGGTTGGATGCGATTGTATAAATGATTGCATCATCATCTGCTACAGTACCACCAATGTTTGCATCCATGTTTTCATAATCACCAGACTTAGAAAAAAATACTGCTTGTGGCTGTGATAAAGTTGCTGCAAAAACTAATCGTTGTTCAAAGAATGATACGCAAGAAGGATGACCAGTAGTGTCTGAAAACGCACCTAAGTTCCAATCAGTAGAAGCACTAGATGATCCCAAGTCTACTAATATTTCTATGGTTACATTTAATGTATCTGTTCTTGCAGTTATTTCTCCATAACCATCTCTAAATCTAACCAACCTTCCAACATCTGTTGTTTGAAATCCTGTATCACCATTAATACCTGTAACTGCTGAAGCTGTTAAAGTTACACCAGTTCCTACAGTATGTGCTGAAGTTGAAAATGTAGTTGTAGATGTATTCGTATCTAAGTATGGACCATTAGTAAAATCTACTTCTGTTAATGTCCAAGAGGTATGACCTGTTCTTGCTAACTTCCTAGTTTTGTGATTAGGGTGTGTGATGTACATCACGTCAGCAGATTGTGCGAACTTAATATCAAAAAGTTCTGCAGTAAGATAAGGTGTAGATATTTCATAAGGAGATCCACTAGATAATATTTGACCATTATCTCTATAGAATCTCATGTACTGATTACCTAATTCTAAAACGTAAGTTTGTGTAGTTGAAAATTCAAAAGGTATTAATCTTGTTTTAGCACTGCTTGATTTTACTTCGGCAATAAAAGTTGTGCCGGGTCTACGAGCTGCAGCACCATGTGGATAGATAACCATGTTCTCAACAGTTGCGCAACCTGCAGAATATTTTGCTAAATCATTTCTACCATCTAATCTTGGTGATAACTCACCCGCTGTAAAGTTTGTAATTTGTGCAGCTACTCTAGCCATGTATTAGAACCTTGAGTTAATAAATGTACCAGCATCTATAACATCTGCCATTCCATCTTCTTGTGTAGTATTATATCCTTCAGTTGAATCAACAAATCTAGCATCTCTTAATTTTTCTTGATAAAGAGCTAACATATTTTGCTGCGTGGTATTGTTAGATGTAATAGCATAAGCTATGTCTGCAGCTAGTGCTGCTGATAATGTTTCTCTTAAATTTTCATCATATTGATTTGGATCTGTAACTCTTGAGATGTATAATATTTTCATTGAAGAGTTGTTAGATAATATTGATCTACCTTCTACTTTGTGATCTGAATCATAATCTAGTATTCTAAGCAATCTCAAACAATCACCAGGTAAATCATATTTAAAACTGTAACCCCATGCAGGAGTTGTAGTTGATTGTGCTAGTTCTAATCTTTCTTGTAAACAGTTCCAAGGATGTGATCTGAATACTGCATCTCTTACTTGAGTAAATCTTGAGTTGCAAAGTCTGGCATTTTTTGAATCTTCTGTAAGCGATAGGATTGTTGTTGCACCAAGTTGATTTAATGCTCCATTACAAATGTCTACTGTTGATGCCATACTACTTCCTTATAATATACTTGCGTCTTATTTGTCTATCTTTTTCTAACGCAAATATTTCTTTCTCTGTTCTCTCTTCTTTTAGATCAAATCCATAATGATATTTAGAATCATGTTTAAATCTGTCTACCAAAACATACCTATATACATAATTGTCTTTCTTAAAATGTAATACAGGTTTTAAATCTTTTATCTTCTTCATGCACTTTAGGCGGGTTCCACTCTCGCTTTCCCCGCCTAAAATTCTTTTTATTAATCTACAACGTACATCATAGTTAATTGAATAGTTCCAGTACCTGCAGCTCCACCCATAGTTACTGACACAGGAAGTCCATCCTTATCAGCATCTACAACTGAGTTTTCACCCAGTGCGATAGTGTTAGCAGCATTTACAGCAGTTGCTGAAGTAGAAGCAGCAGCCGCTTTGTAAGCAGCAGCAGCAGCACTTACAGCAGTACCCGCAGCATTATTATGCGCTGCGTAACCTACTGATAGAGTAGTTGAACTACCTAATGCGTCATGTGCTAATCTACCAGATACAATTCTTGCACCATTTGGTAAATTAAACATTTCGATCACATCACCAGAAGCTAGAGAAGATGCTTCGTATTCTGCGAAAGCAACTCTTACTCTACCTGCTAGTTCAGTAGTACCAATTTTCTCTGAAGGAACATTCTGATTCCATTTAGTCTTTTGAACTGAATAAACTGTAGCCATATTTTCCTCCTATTATGCTTCGTGAGCTTGGACTTCTACTACTTTTTCTTCTTCCATTCTAGTAGCGCCAATGCTCATGCAGTAGTACACTTGAGTAGCATAAGATTTATCAGCTCTTTCGTCTATTCTAGCTGAAACATCTTTACCAACTGCTAATGTAATACCATCCTGTGCAAATGCGATACATGATCTTTTAGAAGATGCAATAGATAGTCTGTTTGATACAATAAAGTTAAAACCAAGGAACGAGTTGATTTCACCATTTGCTAATGCTTTAACAGTGTTGAAATCTGAACTTGTTACTTCAGTAGTACCTAATAAATCAGTGATTTGTCTAGGTGATACCACAATAAATCTAGCGATTGATGGGTCTACACTTGCTAAGTCGAACTTTTCTTTTGCAGTTCTTAACTTTGCAATAGTTAAACCATCAGTACCACTTTCTGTAATCTTCTGTGCAGAAGGTAATACAGTTGAAGTTGATCCTGTTTCGCCAGTAAATGCAGTTCCTAAAGCGGCACTGATTACCACATCATCCATAGCTCTACCCATAGCCATAGCTGCAGCTTGAGCATAAGATGAAGTTGGGTCTATTAAAAGACGTACTTTGTCCTGTTGGTCTATTAAATCCGCAAATTCGTAATCCGCAAGAGATACTCTTCTTCTTGCATGTGGAGTATCGATTTGAGGAGTGTCAGAATGTCTGCTAGTTTTTTCAATAGCAGTTACACTTCCTACTTGATCGAAGAAAGCATTTTTTCCGACAACAGATTCAAGACGTACTTTGTCTCTTAATAACGATCCCATTTGTTGAGAAAGCATTTGAATGTTAGCAGAATATTGCTGTACAAATGCTGTAGTTATTTGTGATGACATATTAGTCTCCCATTGTTATGATTTATGTTAAACAACAGAGAAGTTATCCACCTGCGTAGGCATCTCTTGGATTTAAAGTCTTTTAGACTAGAAGTCTATTCCTTCTTGTCAGTAAGGTTCTTTTTAAGAATTGTCTTACTTTTAATCCATTTATAATAATTTTCGCAGATTGGCAAGGGATCATTTTTTTGAAACTCTGTTCCATTTTCTTTTACGATCCTTAGTATCTCCAGTTTAAGTTCTTCATTGTTTAAATGATTATTTTCCATCATTCAACATCTCTCTTAAAGTATAAACTTGTTGAACAACTTTATCGTGATCTGGATGAGACTTGTTCCAATATGGACCATTAATATCATTGGTAATGCTTGATATTTCAGTTTCAATGTCTGCGTTTGAATTAACATTTTC